TGTGGGTCGATGAGCTATTTATGATCTTTGAGCACCCCCACAAAGTCGCTGCAGATCGCATAGACACCCTGTTGCCAGTACGCATGGATTGCGTCCAGGGTCATCAACAATTCTGGCATCACCACGATACCCCTTTTTGTTGGTGGCTGCTTGCCCGGATAACACCACACCAATCCATTGCTGGTGATCGTGTAGTCATCCTTTTGGTGCCAGAAGTGCCTGACCAGTGGTGCGTGCTCATGGAGAATATTGATCGCCTCGATGTTCTTGCAGTGAACCCACAGATGATCAAAATGGTCATGAAGGTACCCAATGGAAATAGACAGCACACCGGCGTCATGTCCGAGCCACAGACGACCATCGTGGCCCCAGACGTCAATCTCTACATCAAACCCCAGTTTGATTGCGTTGTCGATATACTCTCGGGTGTTCTCGCGGCCAGGCATCGCACCAGTAAGGTTACCTCTATGCGCTATGAGGATCATGGTTTCTGGACCTGTACCCAAATCCATGCAGGATGCTCGTCCTTGCAGGTCTTGGTGAGCACAGCACTGACCCACTTGAACCCAGAGTCAATTAGGTCATTCTTGAGGTGGTTGGCATCCTCACAGCGAACGTCCTTGTCCACGAAGTCTACTTCGTTGTCATAGTGTTCAGTAAAGTAATCCACGGACCTTGGGTGCCCTGGACCGTAGCCCGTCTGGAAACACAGGTAACCACCGGGCTTCAGGATTCGCAGAAATTCTTTGTAGAGATTGAGGCGCACAGCCCGTGAGGTGATGTGCTGATGTGAGATGACCAAAAACACAATATCATACTGGGCATCAGCTATCATGGGGAGTGAGCGACCGTCGTTCTCCCAGAGATTCGGTTCTGGTAACCCCAGGGACGCCAGGTACACCTTGGCTTTCTCAATGCAGTCTGGCGCAATGTCTACCCCATCGATACGCGAAAATTTATCTTTGAACCGCACGAGGTTCCTTGCGGGACCACAGCCATACTCTAGGACCACTTCGTTACCGGTGAGGGGAAGATTTCTGAATAGCACCGTATCATATTCTTCGAATGCTTGGTGTTCGTTCCACCATCCGACTATGGGATTCTTGTTTTGCAGGGACCAGTTTTTGGCAATGTCACCCCAGAATGATTGCTGTCGCTTCAAAAAATCATGTTCATCAATAGACATTGCTACCTCCAAAATTTTATGTCAGGTGTCAGGGTGTTGTTTGAGACTGTATCACTCATGATATTGAACCCGTGGTCACACAGGAACGCAGGGACTGCTGAACGGTGCTCGTAACGACTCACACGACCACGCTCAATGTCCTTGACTCGGTCACCCAGGCTCTCAAGGATCATCTCCTCACGAAGTGGTGCGTCGATTCTCAGGTAGTCTACGTGACCAATGGAATACAGCGACATAAAGGTATCAAGGCGAATCGTCCAGGTCATCGTGAAATTCGTTGCGACACTGGAACCAAAAGCGGGAGGTTGCATGGTACTCTGTCCATTCTCGCGGTGAAACAGAGGTTCCTGGTTATCTCCTATGTCAACCGCAAACGGAAGCACCGTGAGCCTTGGATATTCCCGCGACGTGCGATAGAGCAACGCAAACTCAAGTTGATCGGGTTCGAATGCATAGACCTCTGCCTCATTGTCCGCCAGAAATCTGAATGTTTCGATACCTCTATGAGCACCAACTTCGATTATAGTTTTCATGCTTTCCTCAAATACTTCTCGGTGAACCATGGGTACCAGTCGATCTCGGTAATCATCGAGCCATTAGGTAAATCGGTGCGACTGATTGGACCAGTGCCGTTAAGCATATGTCCCCACTTAGAAACATAATAAGATTGTGAGTGCTCCAGAATACGATTTGTTCTGGCACCTACACACCGTTCAATCTCGTGGTGTTGATTGACATACGTGGGGTCGATGGCTTTCGATTGTATGTGAGTTGGAATAAAGCGACCGAGACCTATGTCATTATGAACAAATCCCCAGTCATGGGTCTCATAGACAGACAGCTTGCTACGGTCGTATTGTTGCCAGATGCGCTTGAGCCAATCCGCGTCACCACAGTAGCATCCAAGGTACCTCTCGTCGAACCATCCGACTGTCTGTAACACCTTCTTTTTCATATAGAAAAATTGATCGCCTCCAGGACCCCAAATCAAATCATATCGATCTTTGTTGGCCAGAATCAAATCACGGAATCGTTCCCAATCGTTGATCTGGGTGTCATCCTGCACACAAATCATTTCGTCCTGGTCCTTAAAACCCTTGAGAAAAATGTTGTTCCAGCTTCGCGCACAATACGAAGTGGCCTCTGGGTCTGACAGAGAATTATAGAGGATAGGGAGGAACCCGCGCTTGTGAAGGTCTGAGTGTTCAGCGGTCAGTTGAATTTCTGGATGGTTCGTGAAAATTTTCACATTGGTCCATCTCTCAAATGAGGAAATCTGTCGATTGAGAACCGCGGGTCTATTGAATGTGAGTATCCACGTATCCATCATCTATCTCCAAAGTTTAATCGACGGTTTCTGAACTCTCACCCAAATCCACTGGGCGTGAATGTCGCGGCACGGGTCAGTCAATACATGGTCGAACGCAACAAACCCTTGTTCCTCAAGGTCCTTTTGAAGTACTGACACATTCTCTACTCTCACGTCGCGGTGGTGGTTGTCAGTCTCATCATAGTCATGGAAATAATCGGCTGCGCTGTCGTTTCTCCCAAACCCCATCTGAAAACAAAAAAATCCACCCGGAGCAAGCACACGAAGAAATTCACGATATAACTCCAGCCTCCAGGCCCGGCACGCAATGTGCTGCATACAGATGATTGAAAAGACTACATCATATCCGCAGTCGTTGACAAGAGGCAATGAGTGCCCATCAGTGTGGAAAAGGTTGGGCACAGGGATGTTCGCTTCCTCAAGATTGAGAGGTAGCTTGTCCAATATTTCTTGAGAAATGTCTGCCCCATCAATTCGTTGAAAATGATCTTTGAATTTGATCATGTTTCTTCCTGGACCGCAACCATATTCAAGAGCTAGAGTACCCACTTTTAGGGGAACACCACGAAATAGGATTTCCTCCTCGCGTGGGTCCTGATTATGCTCCGCATACCATCCAACCAGAGGATTCTTGTTGCTCAATGACCAACCCGATGCTTGGTCGGCCCAAAACTTTTTAATCATGTCGGACATAGCCTTACCTTTCCTAAATTGAATGGTGCTCTAAATATGTTTTCAAATCTTCGGGAGTTCCGATGCCCCACATTTTTTCGATATTCTTGACTCGAATTTTCTTTCCATCAGCAATAGCTTCGTTGAACACGGGGCATACATAAAACTCATTGTTGGTGCGAACATTTTTCTGAATCATCTGTTCGGCATACTTCACAAAGTTGGCCCCGCGCTTCCAGTAATAGATACCGACTGTAGCAAGGTCGGAGATGGGTTGCTTCTCCGCAACCTCAGCAACAAACCCATCCTCACCCAATCGAGCATAGGACCACTTGGGGTGGACAGATTTGAAGGTCAAGATACCCGCATCGATACCATCAGCGGTGAACGCATACAGGCACTCATTCGAATTCCACTCCACATACTGGTCTGAGTTAGCAATCAACAATGGGTCATCAGTGTCAATAAACTCTTTGGCCAATAGAGTGGTACATGCAGCACCCTCAGTGACACCATCCACCTGTATGATCTCACAACCAGGAGCAATCATATTCAACATATACTGCAACTGATACTTCTCATAGTGTTCTCTCTGGACGATGAATATGTAGTGGGCTTCGATGTTCAGGTTTTCAACAACCACCTGAATCATCGGTTTTCCATTGACCTCAATGAGTGGCTTGGGAAACGTGTAGCCTGCTTGTGTGAATCGAGACCCATGACCCGCCATGGGAATCACTATATTCATCTTTTTATTGCGCCAGGGTATAGAGGTGTGTGAAGTACCCTCGAAATAATCGGCGATGGATTCACCGAGAGCATGAGTCACATCTCCAGGATCACGCACAGGTATCAAGTGGGCACCTGAGGCCAGGGCACCTTCACGACCAATGTGGCTATCCTCTACGATCACCGTGTTCTTCACGTCTGTCTTGAGAGCAATCATACACTTCCAAAACATTTCGGGAAATGGCTTGGGGTGCTTGACATCTTCATTGGAAATAAAGAAATCCACCTGATCCATGACGCCCAGGCGACACAGAGCCATCACGAGTGTCTGACGAATGCTATTCGAAGCCACGGCGATTTGGATGCCCTTCAGTTTCAGGATTTCTAAAATGGATTGAAGATCGAGATTAGGTTGGATATTCTGATAGAGTTCCACGGTGTACCGTTGCTTGGACTTCCAAATCTGGTCATACAATTCCGCACGAAGCCCCTTTTCTTTGGTAAGTAGCAGAAGCTTCTTCGTTGTGGGTAGACCGTCATACTTCGAGAGATGCTCCTGCCAAGAGATGGGGTAGGTATGGTTCACGTCTCGGAGGGCCATGTTCAAGGCCTCGAAGTGAATCTCACGACTCTCCATCAGCACACCGTCAAGATCGAAGATCACCAATTTGTTCATTTGCAATCCCTGTGTTTTTTATTGTGTCGCACAATCGACCATGGGTTACATTTGATGACCGCTTTATCACGAATTCTGAGTGACCATTCCACATCCTCTGGTGACCCGGGTTTCAGTTCTTCGTTGAGAGGATTCTCTCTGAGAAAGGTTCGCTTCACCAGAAAGAACCCTCCACTGATATACTGATGCTTGGTGTGTGTCCAATCATCGTGACATAAAGAATGGTATCTAGGATAGAGAGGGGAATCCCAGATCACCCAGTCGGTGAAGTGTCTGTTGCCGTTCATTAGGAATTGTGGGTTCGAGCACACCTCCCATTCGTCACCGAACTCTACGTACTTTCTATACCAATCCTTATCGAATAGGTAGTAATCATGGAGCATCACGAGGTTTTCATAATAAGCAAATTTAGCTAGTATATTTTTCTTTTTTGGTAACCAACCATCAGTGAGTATGTGCTGTACCCCAAGATCAGGGACTCTATCGCTGTCAAAGATATCATAGGAACCTGCGATGATGATTTCCGACTTCGGTATACCAAGAGCTTGAATCGATTCAACGACCTCTCTCAATTGCGGAATATTCTTGTAGTCACTACAGATGCCAAATGTAAAATTCATTGACCCACTCGCAATAAGTCATCAACCGTATGTTTAATAAGATGTGTGGCAATCACATACCTCTGTGCTTGAAGGAGATGCTCTGAGGCCGCGCCGATACCCATGAACGAATGGAGAAACATACCTAGTTCTTCTTTGGTGTTGTAGGTGAACCCATAATCTCTCATCAATTCAGCCCCGGCGATATTTCTGCCTGCCCAGGGTGTCATATTGATCATCGACTCCAGTAGCACCAGTCCAAAACCTTCTGAGGTACTATTGAGTATATAAAGGTCCGCATCCATCAAGGCCGAGAGCATTTCAGCACGGTCCTCAAGCATAAATGAACGCACAAACTCCTCGTCGGGTGGCATCAATCCATGGCGATTATCGTAGCCTGTCAGGACTAACGTTGCATCAACACGATGATTGCTCTTGAATACCTCGACCAATTCACCAAAGGCTTTATTGGGCCAGTAGCCGCCAGATGACAAAAACATAAATCTTGTTTTGATACCATGTGCCTTGCGGAACCCGGGCATACCCACAGATTCTTCGAGGTTGATTCCATGACGCACTCGTACCGCTCTGCTCTGGGCCTTGTAGGCATCAACGTGCCTCCAGTCTGCGATGGTGCTACAACCAAGATACGATGCACGATGCAGAGCACTCACACACTCTACCGAATTCGATGGCAGAATCAGCAGGTACAATACAGGTCCACCGAGTTTGTCGGCGTGCTTCAACACGAAATTTTGGATACCCACGTCGCCGCCGTGTACCACGATAAGGTCCCAGGATTCGGTGAGAATCTTGGAGTCTGAGGACACTCGGACACCATGGTAATCACCCATATGCTCACCCGCGAATACTGCAACAGTATGACCGCGAGACAGGGTTTCCTCCGCCATGTCTTTCACATAATTCTCTGAGCCACCTGGGAACGGGGCGTACCGGTGGACCACAAACAGGATTTTCTTTAACCGTTTGATAATCGTTGGGGTCACAGCGTAACCCTTGGGTTCTGGTGTCTCAGCGGTTGTCATAGACCAAATATCCCTTCTGACGTGACCAGGCGTTGTTTCGCAATCTCGCAGTACTCAGGGGTCTTGTCGATACCCACAAATTTGAAATGGACTTCCTTGGCCGCCAGACAGGTGCTTCCAGAACCCATAAAGGGATCGAGCACCGTGCCCCCTGGAGGGGTCACCAGGCGACACAGATACTGCATGAGGGCTTGTGGCTTGACCGTTGGATGGTCGTTCGTGTCACCACGTTCCGCTGGAGAGGCCTTCGCGCAATAGAAAAACCGTGCTGCTGAACCAGAGTCATTGCGCGGTTCGAAATGTTGTCGTGGACCATAATCACCGAACGTGTTGATGGAAATTTTCTCCCCATGCTCAGGACCCACTGAATATTGTTGCCCGGGTGCATCAGGAAATACCTCCAACACCTCGTCGCTACCGTCATGGATCAGATTGGCTGGCCATCGACCCTTGTCACCATCAACAATTTTCAATCCACCCATACCTTTTCCATACACCTGATTTTTGAAGTTGGGGTCACCCACACGGCTCTCATCGATATTGATGGCCCCGGTGCCATATTTCAGGACATTGGACGCAATGGAGCCCTCAGTGGGTTTTCGTGCCACGATGATCGGCTCCCATGCAGGCTTCAATGCGGTACCCCAACCATCCCATTGCTTGGCGTCCTCTGTCACGGGTTCGTCGTACTGCAGGATCGTGCCCGTGAGTGGTGAACGACCGAAGTTTCCACCTTGGATACCGACGTTGCCTTGGCGTGACCCAGTGACGGCGCGTGTGGCACCAGCAGCTTTGTCCATCGCTTTGCCGATGTCCAGAGATTTCGGGAACCCGGAACCATAGACCCACATGATGCAATCTCGAATCTCCCAACCCGCATCCTCAATCGCGCAGGCCAATCGGTGATAGGTTCGGGTACCTCCAAACGCGAGCATGTGGGCTCCTGGTTTTGCAACTCGAAACACCTCTGCCCAATAGTCTGGTCCAGGCACTCCATGGTCCCATTCCATACCCATGAAACCTTTGGCGCCCTTGTTGACACTGGGGTCTCGAACCGACTTGAATACCTGGGGTCTCGCATTGGTCAACCCATAGGGTGGATCAGTGACCACAGAATCAACGGAATTGTCAT